CTAATGTGCTTGCCTTGATGACCTCTTGTAATTGTTCATTTGAAAATGAAGTATCTATGCTTAAATCAGGTAATGCTTCTTTTAACGAATTACGCAAAGTAATCGTTGAGTTCTTTATGGTGCGCTGAATCATACGCTCAGTAGCACTCTTGGCAATCTCGTCAAAGCGAGGCTGCCATTTTCTTAATAACCAATTGAGTAAGATACGGGATTGACTTGCCAATGAAGCATCCATTGCTTGCCCGTAGTGATTCTCGTTAAAAGTCTTTTTTAACTCTCTACGAACGTCACGAAACATCAATCCTAGTTCATTGACAATAGGCTTTGCGTAATCGTTTGATATGCCAACGTTAGGTCTTAATGCGCCAGCAACGAAACTATTTTTGGATGGTTTTTTTAGCACGATTAGTTACTTTTGGCATACTATTTTCTGCTTTATCAGTTGTGTGAATTGATATTTCTTCTTTTTTAGGCAAATCTACCCAAATATTATCTTCAGCTTTTAGATAATCACGTTCGGCTAGTTCTTCACCTTCAGGTGATTCTTCTTCCATGATGCCGATTTCATTGTATCCACTGGTCTTGTCAGTCGCTACACGCTGACGTTCTTCTTCGCTTGAAATTGCGCCTACTTCAATCAATGCTGCACCAACTTGTGCTTTAGCAAGGTTAGTTTGAGCCAATTCTTGAGCTGTTGGCGTATCAAGTGGAAGCCAGTTCAATGTTGTTTCAACATCCATTTTCTTCTTGAGCTGTGGCTCTACAAAAGATTTGATAACCAATTGGTGATGACGTTCTGCCAATGGCGTAAGGTCATGTGTTTGGATAGATTCAAGTAACTCATGGTAAGAGGCTTCCTCGTACTCGCCCGTTGAATTAAAGCCTTTTGGTGTTGTACCGATTAATTTAGTAGCAGGTACGCCAGCAATGGCAGCAACCAATTGGTACTGAGTCATAATCAATTGGTCAAAGTCAGCAAGAGAAGTATCGAATTGTTGGAACTCGTCACCTTCTTTATCGCCTAGCTTGATACCGTAGTTGTCACGCATTTGCGCCCAATAGTTCAAACGACCAATGGCTTGCTCTGTGTTTGACATTGCAGCTTCCATGTCAGTCAACCAAACAGTTGTACGTTTAGACATGGCTAATTGTGGAGCTTCGTTAGCTACACGTTCGGCAGCATAAATACGTTCCATGATTTGTTGAGTAAGTGGAACACCACCATAAATGTATTGAGGCTTCAATACGTCCACAGGTTCCGCATGACGGAATATGATTAAGTGTGAACGATGAACTTTCTTACCGTTGATTATCCACCAAGTAGGCTCGTAGAAATGTAGAGTATCAGGCTGACTAGCAGCAGCTCCATCCAACATAGGGGCGCACCAATACGGGTCAACTTGCACAATCCCTTTATAGCTATTAGCAGTGACACCATCAATATTAAAAGGCTTTTCATAGTATTCAGGGTCTGTTGATTGAACTTTGAACATTGCAACACGAACGCCAAAGATACGACCTTTGCGAATGAACTCTCTCATGTTCCATGTGAGGCGCATTGAACGGTCATAAGCCTTGATAATCTTTACAGCTTCAGGGTCTAATTCGTCACCGTCAATAGATACTACATTGTAGCCTTTACGAATTGCGTCATCGCCAGGCATTGCACAGGCTTTGTTTACAAGCCAGTTTTGAGCCAAGATACCGCAAAGCTGTGCGCCAATGAAGCCTTGAGAAGCATACCAATAGACTACAGCGTCAGATACAGAATTATTGCCAGCGTCATACATCTTGAATGATGGAACGCCATTTGAGCTGTCATCCATTGCCACGCCAGTAACAGCAGGGTCAAAAATTGGTTGCTGTGCTTTTAATGCAGAGAATTTATCTAATACAAAGTCTTTAATCTTAGTTGAACTTTCAATGTCACCAGCGTGAGTGCCGAATAGACTTTTACGAGCGATAGCCTTAGGCGCATTTTCCGCCTTTTTGACTTCTTCTTTCTCGCCTCTAAACCAATCTAAAATTGACATTAATAATCCTCTATCCAAAGAAACTTCGTCTTGGTACCATTACTTCGCTAAATGCTCTCGACAACGCATCAATTTGGTCATCATTTACGCCATTAGGAAACATACGCATCTCGTTAATAAGAGATTGATTCCACTCGCCACGAAGCATCATAACGTTTCCGATATTTACTTGTGCGCCTAAAGGCTCTGCTCTTGTAATTTTATCACCGCTTTCAGGTGAACTCTTGACATTATATCCAGCCAATTCTCTTGTTAAATAAATAACTTGAGTTTTACCAGCTTGTCCAGGGTCTTGCGGAATAGATATTTTAACAAATTTACCATCCAATGACGCAGTATTTTTAATAGCAGCATCACGCTTGTCAGGTCCATCTCTTAATCTAACCATGTCGGCAATAATAAATCGCCCATCAGGCAATCTTCCAATCTTTGCGCCAGCAGTCCAATCGCCATCAACAGTTGAAGCCAAATCCCAACCTCGACACCATTTAATCTCGCCAGCAGGTAAAGCATCAATAATTGCTATTTGGTCAGGCTTGAAGATACCGCCTTCTGCTGGTGCTGGTCTTTGCATATACTGACCTGCAAAGTTATAAGGGCTGGCTTGTTCCATGCGCCTTAATTCTTCTATTGGGTGTTTAGCTTCCCATAAAGCTGTTCCATCTTCCTGAATAGCAGGTAGACAGATATGTTCCCATTCTTCACCGTTGCCACCTTTAAGCAGCCATCCTGATAAGTCATCTTCATGCAGCCTTTGCATGATAAGGATAATTGGTGTTTCGGGACTGTTTTTTCGACTCTCTAGCGTATTCTGAAACCACTCAATGACATTCTGACGCATAACGTCTGAGCGAGCTTCGTCAGCTTTGTGAGGGTCATCAATAATAATGGCACCACCAAAACCAGTGCGATGCTTACCAGCACCGTAACCAGTAATTGCACCACCTGCACCAACAGCGTAAACAATGCCACCGTCTTTTGTGCGCCATTCATCCCTTGCTTTGCTATCATCTTTCAATCCAAAGTTAGAAAATGATTCTAAGAAGGCTGGATTCTGCACAAGCTCTCTAGTCTGCCAAGCATTATTGGCTGCTAGTCTTGCGCTGTATGAAGTGTGAATGAACTCAGCATCGGGTACTCTACCCAGAGCCCAAGCCATAAAGTTAATAACCGCAATCTCAGTCTTACTGTATCGAGGCGGAATATTAATGATTAATCGTTTTGTTTCACCGTAGAATACTTTTTCTAACGCTTCGCAAAGTATTTTGTGGTGAGGTGAGCGCAGCCATTGATAACCACGCCTATTTAAAAACATCCATCTACAAAAGTAGTAAAAGTCTGTGGACGCTCTAAGAGATAATGCTGCTCGTTGTTTTTCGGTAAGCTCTAACATTAAACCATGTCGTTTAGTTCAGCGTTAATCTGTGCGTACTCTTGCAAGCTCATCATGTTTTGTGATGATGGTGCATTGTTCTGTATGTTCACTTGAGTTTCAGGCTGCTTGCCTAAAACTGTTTCTCTACCCTTAGCAATTACCTCTTGAGCAATCTTATGCTCAAAGATTGTCGTACCTTCGTTTATCTTTGACTCCATCATCCGCAAGTTATTGATAGTTGCATTGGCGAAGAATTGAATATGCTTTGTGCGTTCTTCGACTATCTCATTGACAGCGTGAACAGAGCGTTCATCTAATTGACTAAGTTCTTGTTTAGCCTCAACAAGTTTGTTCACAAGTTGTTCATGCTCTTTGCCTAAGCCTTTAGTGTGTTTATTGATAACACCTACGCTTACTTTGTATTTGTACGCAAGGTCACGTTGAGTAAAGTTACCTGTTTTCCAATCGGCTTGGATAAGGTTTATGGTTTCTTGTGTTATTACTTTTGATGCCATGATTATGCAATTACGTTTTGAATGGGCGCAATTATCCCCACAGTCAAAATATCATATCTATGAATTATGTCAAGCATTATTTTACCACTCCGTTTTATGTGGTTCGTCACAATCATACGGGTCTATTGTTGCAACCCATTTATCCCAAAGCGTCCAAGCCTCACCTAAATTATTATATGTTTTTAAAGATATGCCATAACTTGCTCTAATTGGCTGCCATAATGTGCTGTCTTGCGGAAGATACTTTGCGCCAATATGAATCAATGGTAAATTGCGTAAGTGGTGTTCTTTAGGCAGCGTTTTTAAATTTACATCAATATTTTTCATATCATACAACCTTCATGCAATTGCCTTTTAGCAATTAAATAGGCTTCATGTGCTAATTCAGGAGAATTATAATATCCTAAATTTTTAGCTTTATGATTTATTTGAATTCTTGCTTGATATTTTTTATCTCTTTTATTCCAACTAACTCCAAGCAATTTTGACATGTTATTTGAATGTGCTTTTATTTGATTTTGCATATTAATAGATTGAGTTACATCTCTTAAATTTTCAATTCTATTGTCATGTCTTATACCATTAATGTGGTCAATATTTCCTATAGGCATTTCACCATAAACATAAAGCCATGCTAACCGATGTATTACCCAAGATTTATTTTTAATTTTTACATGAATATAGCCACTATGATGAAAATATCCAGCTATATCACCATTTTTAATATTTTTTG